TCCAGCGCCATCCCATGCGCCATGAGGCGATGCGACCGTTGAAGATAATGTAGGCAATGCGCTTGTCTGTCTTGGCAAGTCTGCGAAGCTGATCAGCAATATCGGGCATGAGGTCTGGCTTTGCTTTACCAGAGACATCTCTATCGAAGTCGCATGCTCTAACAATCGCAGTCGATGCACAAGGTATGTGGTCGCTAGTACCCGCTGCAATATGGCGGGCATCGGCGATCCAGCCATCGGAAGTGCGATCACGGTCTGGGTATGTGTCATCGAACTGTTCTCTTAGCTGTTGCCCGGCTTTGCATAGTTTGGGCTTAGACATTAGATGCCTAGTGCTGCTTTTAGATCATTCAGATTTAAGCCAACGGATTCTAACTTGGCTTCGATCGTTGGTTCTGGTGCAACGGTCGTCCCATTGTGCTTGGCAACTATTGCAGCGGCACTTTCATGATCTGTCTCAAGAGTAATCGTGTTATCGCCATTGTCTTGAACGCGATTGACTTCGATTCCAGCGGCAGCAAGTTCAGCGATTAATTCTGCGCCATTTAGGTTTTTTGGTTTTGGATAAATAGTCATTATGCTCCTAAGTAAAGTGCGCCGAATTGAACATCTGCCGCGCCGCCGTAGAATGTAAGGCTACCGCCTGAGTTTTGATATGTATTAACTTCAATATAATCACCAACTGCTAAAACTGCAGCGCCCACGGGATTTAGCCCCATGTTATTTGCTGACGAAGCTGAGTCATTGCCTACGCGACTCGGTGTGCCAGTTCGACCATTTACTAAAATTTCTAATTGACGATAACCTGTTGTGTTGTTGGCATAAGATCCCCAAGCGAAAACGTAATATTTACCGGCTTTGCCCGCTGGAATGGTTATGCGACCAGTATTTGTTACAGTAGAATGAAAGCCGTCTGTATCCAAGATTTCAGTATTAAATGTCAAAATCGTATCTGTAGCGTTTGAAATAGTGTAGTTAGCTGTGTTGTACAATATGCAACCTACTGCTGAACTAGATGAAGCGCCAACTGTAACCCAAGCGGAACCAGAGTAATATTGAATAACATCTGTATCTTTAAGGTATGAGACCATGCCTTCATAAGGTGTGGTTATAGCGGAAGTTCTAGCCGCTGCACTTGCAAAAACCATGACAGACTGAGAAGCAAGATAGCCATTGGCGGCTGCTGCAGATAAAACGTCCCCTGTCGAGAACTCAATAAAACCTAAACCTTGCGCCATTTTTTCTCCTAGTACGCCATTATGTTAGTGCCGATTATACCTGATATGTTCGAGCCGATGATGAACCCTTCAACGATCGGTTCGAGAGTTGTAACGGTGCACTTGAATGAGTTTGGCGTTATATCCCATGCAAGTCCTTGAGCCTGTAGTGTCTTAACAATCGTTGAGCCATCTGGCTGAACATTCGTAATCTTTAGCGGTTGGAAGTAATCCAACTCCAGCATAGTTGCAGTTGGTACTGCTGGATCTAGTAAGTCAACCGTCATGGCATCAATGCGAATTGTGGTCTCTTTACGAGTTGCCACATATATCTTTGCAATGTTTAGAGTATCTGCATCTGTCTGGGCTACGAGGTTGGTCTGATTGCTTTGATGAGGGAAGTACTTAGCAATAGAATCTGCATCCTCTGAGACCTGTTCTGTGCCGCCTACGCGGGTCATGCCAGCGCTGTTGATAATCAACTTATCATCAAAGGCGAAGGCTAGGTTTGAGTAAGGGATACCTGTAGTCTGATTAAACTCAATAGGAGTCTGACCATAAGCCTTGATTACATTGGTGCGGTTTAAGAATACGGCTGTGCCTTCATGGTTTATGTAGAACGCGCCCTGTTCACTGAATTCGCAGTTTTTCAAGGCATCCAAGGCTGTTCGAGAAGTGCCAGGATCAGCAACGCAGGTCGTGTTGCCTGTGTCGATAGTACGCATCGAAGCAGGCCAACTCACATCATCGAGGATCTTGCCGATGCGTGTGCCGGTATCTTGTCCAGCGGTAGAACTTGCCACGGTTGTAATGCCTGCAAGCTGCATAAGTCTAAAAGCATCTGTGCATTCGATATCGACATAGCCAGTCTCTTGACCTTGAGGATATGTGTAACGATAGTTCGTTGTATAGCCTGAGAATAAGAAGTAGCCGACTCCGCCGACTGTGCCAGAGATGCGCAACTTGCGAAGTGGAGTTAGGAAGCCGAAGTAAGGACTAGCAGCATTCTGCGGGTTGAAGTATGAGAGAGGATCTAGAACGCGAACTGTGGCTGTGCCAGCCTCATAGGTATCGCGCATGATGTTGCGCCCACGCCTAATAGATATCTGTCGGACATCGGGAGTCAAATCAACTGTTGGTTCTGGCGTTGTACTTGAAGCAAGTGTGCCTGTGCCTAGAACTCCGTACTTAGGATCGCCAATAGTAAAAGGGAAGCCGAAGGTTGCTCCGCTAGTAAAGTCGAAGCTGACGGATATCTGAGCAGGTAATGTCACGGCTGGAATGAACCCTTGAGTCTGCCGATCGATGAAGCAGATCCAGATAGAGAACCTTCAAGTAGTCCATTACGAACCAACTCAACAAGATCGCCTTCGGATACAACATTGCCAGCGACATAGACATTTACATCGCCATTCCTGCCGACTCCGGCGGAAGTTGCGCCTGTACCGTAAGTAGAAGTTATAGCTGCTATTTCAGCGCCATTGTAGGTAGGAGTTCTTACATTGTAATTACCCGCCGCAACTGCCGCTGCAAGTATGGCAGCCTGTTTAAGTGTTTCAATCCAGCCAACAAAAGGATCTTTAGCGGCAGGAATGCCAGAGTAATAGGCTACGAAATCTTTTGTTAGTCCTTGAGACCTTGCGATCTCTCCTGCAAGTTTAGTTGCCTCGGAAGTATTGCCAGTCAAGACTGCCATTTGCAGGTTAAGGCGCTGGCGATCTTCTTCTGAAATTTTACCTTTCAAAGCAGCCATAATGCCGATCTGTTGTAGATCGAATATGCTGCCAGCCTTCTTCGCTTTTGCTTCTTCAGCTGCTTGCTTCTTAGCCTGGGCTGTTGCAGCCTTCTGAGCGCGAATTAACTTGGCTTGGGCTTCTGCTCGCTTCTTCTGCTCTGCAAGGAATAGTTTCTGCGCCTCTGTCATTACTGGCGCTGTTTCTTCAGTTCGCTGCTTCGCGCCTTCTTCGCTGATCTTTGTAACTATAAGTCCAATAGCAGATCGTTTAATAAAGAACTCTGCTACCTTGACTAGCTTTTGGAAGGTTGGATTGTCCCAGATTTTGCGAACATAACTAGCAACGCCTACGAAGAAGTTTGCTGTGCCTTCGGCCAGGCTTGCAATGCTCTCTGTGACTGTTCCTATGCTGTTGGCGCTTCCGCCTACCAAAATGTTTAGAGACTCCATCAAGCCCTTACCGATTGTCTCTGAGGCATTATCTCCAGCGACAGCAAGTGCATCCATTTTGCCTGCATAGGTTTCTAGATAAGCAGCATTAGATCCGGCGAATTGACCGTTAAGTCTTTCCATGATCTGCTCGAAAGACATGCCAGTTAGTTCAGCCGCAGTTAAACCTGTTGCGTACTTCTTAAGACCTTTTGTGTTACCTACGAATGCGTTGCCTAAATCTGATGTCACCGTTTCAAGCGCGATACCCGATCCTCGGCTGATCTCGATTGCTTTGGCTAGTAAGTCTTGGGCATAAGTCAATGAGCCTGTCTGGGTAATTAACTTACCTAAGGCTGGGCGAAGTTGATCGTCTGCAACATTTGTGGACTTTTCAAGGCTAGAGATGAACTGCTCATTAGATGCAACTGCGAAGTCTAAGCCTAAGTTCTTAAGTGTATTGGCTAGTGTTGCCGCTGCCTTCTCATCATCCATGAAAGCTTTAACTGCGGCTTTACCGAACTGAGTAATTGCTTGCACAGAGAACGCGGCAACCAACGCCACGCCAAGTTTCTTAACGCCCTTTTCGAGACCAGTACTAGCCTTGTTAGCTTTTGTAAATGCTTTTGCGCCGGTGAACTCGGAAGCAATATCTATTCTTAAACTAGCCATTAGACATTTGCCTTTCGCGCATTGAACTTAGCTGCGGACTTCTGGATTGCCTGGAGAACTCCAGCGGTTGCCTTACCTTGATCTTCTGTGAAGGCTCGAAAGATTGCGCGGCCTGATGATTTTTGTGATCGACCTTTGATGCTTCCACCAAGTTGAGGAGTAAAGTTTCCTACAATTCCAGATTTGCGACCAGCGGTTTCATAGATAGCACCCGCCGCGCTTTTATTAAGAACCGATGCAAGCGCTCTGAACCCGCGGCTGTTTGGTTTGCTTGGTGAAGTTTTGTAGCTGATGCCTCTGCGAGCCTCACCTGCATCGTAGTAACGAGCAGCCCACTTGCCTTTTGCATTCTCACGCTTTAGCCAGCCGCTAGGGGCTTCTTCGTTTGACGGAAGAAAACCCCTAGCGTTTCTTGCTAGTGGCTTGACAAAGGCTGCAATCTCTTTACTAGTTTCCTTAGCTAGATCAGGCTCAAATTGCTTCAAGGCTTTTCTAAGCGCGAGACCGCCGACCACTCTTGCTGGCATTGTCTCGCTCCTTTGCTATATCTTTTAGTACTTCGATGTGTGCCTGTAAAGCCATCGGAGATAAATCT